GTTACTGTCCTTGTGGGGCCGCTTGTTGCTGGCCCTGCATGTGTTGTTTAGCCATGCCGCCAAGCTGGTTCACAGCGTTGGGGCCCAATGTCTGAAGCATGTTCTGCATCTGAGCTTGCTGCTCTGCTGCTGCAATTTGCTCATCGGTCTTGATGAGGCCGTTCATGTCGATACCCAGTGAGGCCCCAGTGCGCTTGATGAGGTCACCCATATTGACATACGTGGGTGCCACTTGCGGACCAAGTTGCTCAAGGGAGGTCATGAACTGCTGCAGCTTCGTGAGGTCATTGCCACGTCCGATAGCCTCAATGCCAGTGGTGATGGCAGGCTTAACGGTTCCTTCAGGGAGTACCGGGAGTTTCCCTTGGCGCTCCATCTGGAACATCACTCGCTGTACGAGGGGCAACTGGAACTCCTGGCTCAGTGTCGAGTAGACACCACCGAGAGAGCTTTCCAGTTCGTTAGCCATGTATCGGATTTCCTCTGCTGTCACTCGCTCACCATTACGCTGGATGGCGGTGTTCAGGAGGAAGGCAAAGCTAAGCTCTTGGGTAATCGTGTCACAGGTCTGCTTGGCGATAGCGAAGTCAGCCTGCTTCTCCATCTGCAGTACGCTCACATCCTCAGCGTTGCCTTCCTTCACTGCACCTGACTCACTCTCAGTGAGAACGCGGAGCTTGGTGGTGGAGTTCGGCTTGACGAGGAAGAGAACCTTGGCTGCAGCAGCGGAGCCCTGTACGATGGCCTTACGGAGAGCGTTGAGGGACTTGATGTCACCCAGGTACTCTTCCACGAAGCTACGTCCGTAGTCCTCGCCATCAACAGCGATGAACCGGAGGGGAATCCAGGGGGACTTGTTCAGCGGGTAGCTGCCACGCGTACCGGGAATCTCGATGCCATTGGCTTCTTGATAGACCTCCCAGTTGCTCTTGGTGCGCTTCACGCTGGTGTAGACATCCACCACGTCCTCATTGTCATTCGCTGCCTTGTTGGCCAGTACGAACTCTCGGATGCTATCCGGGAGCTCCATCGGGGACACACACTCCTTCGTGATGTGTTCCAAGACGTTACCCATAGGGTCCCGCTTGACCACGTAACGGTCCAGACGGAAGGTCTTCATGCCGCCATTGGGGGCCAAGAAGAACAACACGTTGCCCGTGACGAGCAGGAGCTTGATACCCTCGAATGCAGAGGTGCGGATGGTGCTTGTTTCAATGTTGGTCATGACTGACCGCTCCATCCCGCTCAGTGCATTCTCAATCTGGGCACGCATGTCTTGGCGGCCAGTGAGCTTCTGCATGGTCACGTCATCCACCACAAGGCGGAAGAACGGGGAGTTCGGAGGGAGCAACGCCAGGAGGAGCTTAGCTGCCAAGTTGTTGACCGCACGGGCACCAAAGGATTGGTACGGAGTGGGGAACTTGGTGGAGCTAGTGGAGCCCTCCGGGGGGAGTAAGGTGGGGATGGTGAGCTTCGCGCAGTCACGGCCACGTTCTAGGAACACGAGCCGGTCACCGCTCAGCTTGTCATACCGAGCCTTGAGACTGCCGTTGTCGTCAGCCATTACTGCGGGATGGTGAGACCAGAGGCCGAGGAGGCGGGGGTAGCGAGGTCAATACGGAGAGCGTTACGGCCCGTAGAGGCAGCCCGTTGGCCACCTACAGTGTTCGCGTTAGCGGTGTTCTCGGGATTGGCCATAGGGGCCGGAGTCTGGGCGGGTGCCACGGTCTGCTGCTTCGGGGCGCTGGGAGCACTGCACATGTGGGGGTGTACCTCAGGAGGGGTCGTTCACCTCTGCAAACTTAGCGTGCAGGGTTTCGATCATGGAGCGCTGCCCTACCTTGAACCACATCACAGAGGGTGGGTCGTTGGGATTGGGGAGGCTGAGGGGGTGCAGCTCATCGAGAAGCCTGAGGAGCTCAGGTGTGAGGAGCTGTCCGATTTGCTCGGAGAGAGTTGGGGATGCCGTGGACATAACTTAAGTTAATCTCATATACGTTTTTCGGCATACTGCGAGAGCTGGGTTATAGGTTGCCGAAAATGTCAAGAGGAACCCTGAGAGCGTTTACTGGCTTGGCTCTCAGGGGAATCGGTCAGTCTTCCAGCAGGCCGTCTTCGATGAACTGTTTGTACAGCTCAATGGAGTGGATAGCCTTGTCCAAATCCTCCAGTCGCTTGGCCTTATCGCCCTTCTTCCGGGTGATGTACTTGATGGCTGTGTGAGCACAGGCGTTGAGGCCATTGGCCACCGAGTATTCCATCGGTTGAATCTTCAGGCCCTTGTAGTGTCCGCCGCCCACCTGCTTATCCAGCGCGGTTAAGGCTGCCTCCTTCTTCGCTTCCAGTCCTGCATAGTCAATGCTCGCCATACCGGGGTGGAACTCGATAGGCTCCCATTGCGGCAGCACCGGGCCGCCACGCATCTCCGAACTGGTACAGGACCAGCACTGCGGAGGAATATCATCGATGCTGACTGCCTGAGCATGGATACCACAGGTGTTGCAGTCTTTCTCCATTACGCTTGGTCCTTGTAGTCGAGACACTGCTTGGGGGTGACGAACCACGCCACCACTTCCTTGTCATGCTGCTTGCAGCGGACTGCGCCATTGCTGAGGTCCATCTTGCCGTGGGCGCAATTGAGGCACGTCCGGTTGTTTTGATTTACGGGTTCCACAGAATCACTTCCTGAGCCTTAAAGTTGTAGTCGTCAGCGCGGCAGATGCGGGCCAGCCGAGCCTGGAGGATTGCGTCATCCTCGGTGAGCCCCTTCTTCTCGAAGGCAGCCACAATGTCCTCCCATGCCATGTAGTCCTCAAACACAGAGTCGTGCTTGGTCTCGTGACAGTGCTTCTCCAGAATCCCCTCAGCCTTCACAGGGCCAATCCCAGGGCAGCCTTTATAGTTGTCCGTGGAGTCCCCTACGAGGGTCTGATAGAAGTGGTAGTAGTTGGCGCTGTGCTCATCAATGAGGCGAGGCTTGCGGTCCTTAGCGGGATTCCAGAGCCATCCTGGGATGGTCTGCATATCTTTATCTTCGCTTACGATGATCTTCCGACCGGGGACCAGCGTGGGGTGCGTGGAGAGAATCCCCATGATGTCGTCAGCTTCCATCGTGGGCTTGCGGTAGCTGCGGTAGTTCTCAGCCATGTAGTCCTTGACCGCTGAGAGGTACACGGGGCGCTTCGAGTAGTCCCGGTTGCCCTTGTAGTCTGGATAGATGGCGATGCGCCAGCCTTCCTCAGTGGGGCAGGATAGGCAGATGATTAGCTCATCGGCCTTCGTGGTCTCCAGATACTCAGCCAGCAGTGCATCAATGCGTGGGGTTACTTCCTCCCACTCATCGAGCTGTAGGCACTCCACCACGTTGCCCTCATCGTCTTCGAACTTGTGGACCTTCTGGGCTACTGAGGCAATCTTGAAGGCCACGATGTCCGCATCAATCAGGAGCGTGGTCTTCATACTTCGAAGGCTTCCCCATCTTCACAGTCGTGGTCGTAGTACCAATGCTCATCATCCAAATCAAAGGCGATGTCGTTGGCTTCCTCCTCCGACTGCGCTTCAACAATCACATGGGCAGAATAGCGACCCCAGCGGGTTACTTGGAATTTAGCCATGCGGCCTCCTTAGAATGCGTACTGTTCAAACTTCGAAGAGTCCACGCGGAACTCAGGGAAGCGATGGGCAAACTTGCTGAGCCACCTACGCATCGAGCGCGCGTACTGGCTGCCGTCTTCACAGTGGTCCAGCGTGAAGGTCTTGTTAGTCATGTCCGAGTGGAACGCTTCAGTCGTGTTAATGAAGCCACTCCCGCTTGTGGTCGAGCCGAGATACCACGCTTGGCAGATGCCGAAGTCATGGTGCTTAGCGCGCTCCACCGGGTCCAGCCCATTAGCCAGCACGATGACCTGCACGGGAATATGCGAGTCCCCAAACGGGTCATCACCGAAGCTGATCTCATACACATGGTCCACCTCACCGCCTGCTCCAGCGTACTCAGCAGCGATGATAGGGTTCACATGAAGGTGCCCGAAGGCTGCCCCAAGTTTCATCTCGATGCCTTCTTGGTCCGGCACGAAGACATCGATGTCTTTTACCGGCCTGCCCAGGATGTGGTCACGGCAGGCACCCCCCGCGATGAGGGCCCCCGTAACTCCAGCGGCCTTGAGCTTGCTGAGGATTTCATCGAATTGTTGAAAGAGGTTCATTATTGTTCTGCCTTTCGGTTCAGGAGGTTCGCAAGGCTCTGCGCATCCTCCCTGTTGAAGTGTGTCGATACCTTCTCGCCATCTGCGTCAACCACCTTGTAGTCGTTACAGCAGCAGGTCTCTGGGTGGCAGTGGCAGTGATTGATTTCAACTCGGTAGTTCATTGCATTGCCTTAGTAAGAACAGACTTGGTAGACCCCCAGGCAACCAGCGCCTCCCGTGCGATTGCACAGCGTTGGCTGATGGTGAGGGGCTGGCCGTTGAGGTGAGTGATGACGCCAGCTAGGGGCAACTGGCGATGTGCTTCGAGGAGTTCTTGGGTGTGGAATGCGAGGACCTGAGCGGATGTCACTTAGCCTCCTGTTGGAACTCTTCAATCCTCGCCTTATCGGCATTGCATGAGTTCAGTTGGTTGTCATACGCCTTGATGCAGTCCACCAAGTCACCGTTACTTGCGAGCTTGCACAGTGCTGGCTGGGTCCGTGCGGTCAGCGCCTTCGGGATTTGCACCGTCTTGGTCTCGGTGACAAGCGGAGCTTCTGACTGCGGTGCGCTGGCACAGGCTGTCAACGACAGCAGCAGGCACAGGAGCATCAGCCCAATCACCCACAGCTCCACTTTGAACAGCGAGCTGTTTGCGTTCTGTAGAGAACTTGGCATTGTCATATCGAATGTGTTGTTCATCTTTAGCCTTCTGTTGGATGATTGAATCGAACTGGTCTAGCTTCTTCACGGCCACTTCAGTAGCACTCGAAGCCTTCGCAGAGTCAGCCTTCAGGGTCACGTTGGTGGCCTGTAGCTGCCCGTTCTGTTGGACTGTGGAGGTGAAGGTGTGGATAGCGAAGTACGAAAGGAAGCCCAAGAAGAGGACGAAGAGGGCTATGCCGATGTACTTCAGGAGGGATGTGGAGAGGCCGAACATCAGAGAATCTCCTCTCCGCACTGGTCAAATAGCATGACCTTCTTCGCGTGGTCGAGGATTGCCTTGCGCGCATAGTCTTTATAGTCAGTCTTGTAGAACGTGATCCAGAGCGGGCCCACCTTTCGCTGAGCGTGGTAGTTCCAGAATCCAAGCACTGTGCTGATGATTCGATACTTTGCTTTCTGTTCCATCAGTTCACCTCCAGATACGCCTTGCCCTTCCGGGTGGCTAACCATTTGCGACCAAACGAACCACGCTTCTGCTCGGTCGTGATGTACCCACAGGAGGCAGCCATAGCCACCACCTGTGCGTTCGTGCGGGCGTAGTCGTTCTGGAGACTGAAGCCTCCCGATTGAGCACGCTGGATTACTTCAGTGAGTCTCTGCCCAGCTCCTTCCGATTCCGTATTCCCCATCGAGGGGGCACTTGAACTTGAAGTACTCGCCAGATTTGCGGATAGCCTGGACAGCCAGCTTCCCAATAGTTTCGCCATGTTCTTCATCGCATTCGATTTGCCATTCATCGTGGACGTTAGCCACGAACTCATAGTGGATTCCTGGAACGAGACCCAATGCCTGAATGTCAGCATCGAGAATGCACAGGGCCTTCTTCATTTGGATAGCGCCAGCGGACTGGAGCAGGGTGTTGAGTGCAGAGTGCTGCGAGCGGATGTGGAGGATGCAGCCATCGAGGCCCTTGAGGAACCCGCGTGTCTTCACGGCTTCCTTAACGCGCTCCACGAGTTTCCCGAGGGCTGGTAGGTTGCGCATGAAGTCAGAGCGGGACTTCTTCCCACGGCCCCGAGCTCCACCACCCTTGACCCGCGTGAGGATGAACCCCAGCTTCTCGTCACCAGCCCCGTAGATAAACGCATAGAACCACGTCTTGGCGATGTCACGGCCACTCTCGCCTTCGAAGTAGGTGCCCTTAGGGTCCAGCCCGAGAGCCCGAGCGTTGACCGAGTGAATGTCAGTGCCCTTGCTCTTGTCCCCTTCGAGAACCACCTTGACGTACTCGCCACCATCGTAGGCAGCCATGTAGCCAGCGAGGTCACGGAGCTCCAGTGCTGCAGCATCCGCACCCACCAGCACCTTGCCCTTCGGTACGATGAAGAGGGCACGACACTCGTGGCCATACGGGGAATAGCTGGCAGGCACTTGGCCCATGTTGGGGCGGCTGTGGGTCATGCGGCGTGTGACTGCACCGTTCGGGTTGACCGAGCCGTGCATTCGCCCGTTCTTCTCGTTCTTCAGCCACGCTTCCTTACCCTCAGCCAACTGGCCCAACCGCTTGCCCACCATCAGGTACTTCTGGAGCACCTTGGCTTCCGGGTAGGGCAACTGGTTCAGGATGGTTTCATCCACCGTGGGCTTGCCATCCTTACCGAACTCATCAGGCTTCCACCCGTACATCCGCTTGAGCCACAGTGCGATGTGGTCACGGCTCCCTGGGTTGAACTCGGTGAGCTTGATCTTCTGGAAGGGGACACCAGCCTCATAGCCCCGCTTCTTGTCTGCTCGCTTCGGGGTGAACACCTTCCCATCCCGCATCCAGATAGGCTTGAACACGGTGGTCAGCTCTTCCTCCAGCCGGAGCTTCTCCTTGACCAGAAGGGCCAGCAGCCTTGCCGCACCCGCCTTATCGAACATGAAGCCGTACCGCTCTTGCCGGGAGAGGACCCATGCGACGCCATGCTCAATGTCGATAGCTTCCCGCGAGTACCCCTTGCTCTCCAACTTGTTGAACAGCTTCAGGGTCACTTCCGTGTCCTGAACGCAGTAGTCCTGCATCGCTTGGTTCCAGCGTTCCCACTTGCGCCTCTTGCGTTCCTGCTCATCGGCAATCTCCGGGTCACCCTGATAGTCACCCTTGTATTCCCCAAGGCGGTATCCCCAAGCCTCCAGTGATTGGCGCTTGCGGAGGTTGCCGGGGAGCCTGCCCTTCTCATAGAGCTTGGTGTCAACGTCCCACAGGTCCGGATACACGAGGCGTGCATAGACCAGCGTATCAATCACCTTGGCGGGGCTAAGGGAGAACTTCGGATACAGCTTTTGGATTGCGGGGATGTCATACGAGATGCCGTTGTGCCACACCGTAAGGTCAGCAGCCTGAGCCATTGCAAGGCCCATCTCGATGGTCCTGAGGGGGTCTACTGAGTTGAAGATGTGGACCTTGCCCGTGTCGATGTCCCGATGGACAATCATGTGAATCTTGGTGATGCCATCAAGGAGGCCATCGGATTCGATGTCGCTCACTAGCCTCACTCTTCCTCCCTACCGAAGACAACATCCTGGCAGCCTTGGCACAATCCAGAGATGCCTGCCTCACGCTTCGAGATTTCATCCCGGAACCAGTGGAGGAAGTATTCGCCGGAACAGACTGGGCAAGTGAACATGCCAATCTCATCCGACACGAATCGGTTGTTTCTGACTTGCATCGCGCTCTCCCTATCGAGTAGCTTTAGAAAATGAAAAGGGCCACCCGAAGGCAGCCCTTGAAGAAATTGGCCGGTCTTTCCCGGGAGTCATCGGCACTTGCACCCGAACGCTAGGGGCTTAGGCCCCAGGTCGCTTACTGCATCAGCTCAGGAACAAGTCCCGCTCTGCTTTCCTGCGTCTGGTGAGCCCAGCGAGAACCTTCCCGCCAGCCTTATCCCATCTCAGGAACTCTTCAGATGCCCCTTTGACATCCCCAGCGTTGAGCTTCTTGAGCAGCGTGGAGCTGCCCAGATTGCCCAGCCCAAGGTTGAACGAGAAGTCCACCAAGGCATCGAACTGGTTACCATTGATTGGGTAGGTGACTAGCTTAAGAACTCCGTTCTGGAACCGAAGGATGTCAAGCGCGAGGAGCGCCTCAGCCATAGCCTGGGTGATTACCAGCCCCTTATAAACATCAGGGCCAGTATGGCCATAGCCGATGGTCCAGACACCCACTGAGTCTTGATACGCGGTCAGCTTGCACCCCTCAAATTGCTTCGTGAGTGCCAAGCCGTTCTTGCTACATGTGAGGGTCAATTAAGTTTCGGTGTGTGGTAGTTGAAGCCTTCCAGTTGATAGACCAACTCGACAATCTGGTACTGGCTTCGGTTGCTCGGGGATACCTGCTTGATGAAGGCCGTGGCAGCAGCCTTGGTGTTGAGCGGCCCCGATACGGCTTCCCCAGCGAGGCGTACTAGCCACTGGCTAATCTTCTGTTTCATCTTGGGTTCTCAGAATGGTGCGTCTTCGTCCCACTGGGGCGTGCTGCCCCCTGTGGTCTCGTCGTCAAACGGGTTGCTGTCCAATTGCTTCAGCCTCCCGGTCTCCGTGTCATACCCCAGTGGAATCACAGTGCCAGTCCCTTGGCCCGTGTAGCGGTCCTTCAGGATGCGCAGTAGGGAAACGTGACGGAGCTTCTCGTTCTCCTCTTGCTGATTGCGCTCTAGTCCGAACATGAAGCTGGACCACTGGCCAATCGCACGGGAGCCCTTGAAATGGCGGATCATTACCCGGCCACCTTCCTCGTGGGGTTTCCCTTCAGGGGTGTTCAGGTGGGAGATGAAGTACAGCGTGAAGTGAAGCTCGCGGAGCATCGAGGCGAGGTCAGTCATGATGTACTCAAGCTCCTTCCTCTCGTCCATCTCACGGGCCCCAGAGGCCAGCGCAGTAACGTGGTCAAGGAAGATATGCTTGCAGCCCAGCGAGACCACCATGAACCGGATACGGGCCTTCACGGTGTCATAGTCCGTATGCCCGAAGTGGTCATAGAGGAACACCGACTGGGAGCCATCGAGGTCATCCACGGCCTTCTCAAACTCCTCTTCGGTCCACCCAGCGTCGGGAACGTGGAAGCGCTTGGACTTGGCCTTGCCCGCGAGACAGCGAACGGTGTGCTCAGGGGTCTCTTCGAGGAAGATGCCGCCAACCTTCTGGCCGTGCTTCTCCACCAGATGGACCATGACCTCCTTCCAGATTTCACTCTTGCCCATCCCAGTGCCAGCCCCGAGGGCGTACATCTCATCCTCTCGGATGCCATAGGTGGCCTCAGTGAGGGCATCCCAAGGCCACGAAAGGCCTCGCTCGATGGGCTTAGAGAGCTTCGGTCGGAGGTCCCCGATGCTCACAATGCCGTCAGGCTTGTAGCTCTTGGCCCCCCAGATGGCATCAATGACTTCAGCCCCACGGCCAGCCACGAGCATCTCATTGGCGTCCTTCAGGGGCAGTGAGGCCAGCTTGCATTTGCCCGGGGTGAACAGGGCAGCACACTCAGCCATCGCTTCCTTGCCGGGGTCGTCCATGTCGAACATCAGGACCACCTCTTCAAACTGCTCAAGCCACTCTAGGTGCTTCTGCAGGGACTTCTTGGCCCCCTGTGCTCCATTAGGCACGGAGACAACAGGCCACTTGTTTCCCTGCAGTTGGCTCACGGTCATGCAGTCAATCTCGCCTTCCGTTACCACCACCTTCTTGCCACCATCGCGCCACAACTGCTGACCGAATAGGCCAGCGTTCTTGAAGTCGCCGAGCGTGACGAAGTTCTTATCCGCATCGCGCATCTTCTGGGCCACCATCTGCTGCCCATCAAAGTACGGAGCGAGTTGCACCGTGTTGCCCTTACTGCTGGTCCCCACGGTGTACCCGAACTTCCTACAGGTTTCCTCGCTGAGCTTGCGCTTACTGAGGGCCTTTACTTCTCCATCCAGAATCAGGTCTTTGGCCATTGGCTTCCTTGGGGTGTGTTCTACAGCCCCGTCAGCGGAGCCCTTCTCGCGGTACTTACAAACGAAACAGAACGCATGAGAATCGGAGTAACGAGCGAGCCCATCCGAGCTACCACAGGAGGGGCAGTTTTCATGGTGGAGAAAGCTGCTCTCTGGTCCATCGTGTGACAAGTTCAAGCTCCTCTAATGTGGCGTCGCTCTTGATTTGGTTAGCGCGCTTACTGATCCACGCCACGTTCCCCACCACGTAGCCCAGACTGGGAACGAGGCGGTCAAGGGAGGGGGCAAGCCCCGGGTCCTGCCCGCCTGAGATTAGCGGGATGCCCAGTGCGGGGCACAAAGCAGGAACAGGGGGAACCGTGTCTAGGCTTATCTCAAAGGGAATCCCCCGGAGCAATGCTTGCCTCCGCCTTTCGTTGACAATTTTCTTAACGAAGTGCAGCGGGTCAGTAACGCGCCGTTTTCTATCGTGGCGCGCGGCACTGGCCTTCACCTTCTCGGGGTTTGCTGCCCTCCAGGCATTCTGGATACCCTGCCAGCACGGCTTGCAATACCTGCGGAGTCCATCACTAACCGTCTTGTCTTTGTAGAAGTCAGCGTGGGGCTTCGCAACCCCGCACCGTGCGCACAGCTTCACGCAATCCATCAGTCCCCGTATGCTTCTTCAGCCTTATCGAGGTCCAACTGCACCTCTGCCTTGACATGCTCAGCGTGCTCAAGCATCTGCCCGAAAATCCACGTATCCCCGCCTTCCTCCGCAGCTTCACGGATGGACGCCTCCAGGTCCTCGATTTCCCACTCAAGTTCAACAATGGCGTCTTCGAGTTCCGCGATGTATGCAGCTTGGGAGTTGGTCATGCGAGCACCTCACCGTTCTTCACCGTGCGCACCACACCCTTGGAGACCAGCGCGTAGGTGCGCTCTTCAACCTGATAGAAGCCCCGATAGCGGCGCTTTGCAAGGGCGGTGGCTGGAGCCTGAGTGTCATAGGTGGTGACCGTCTTTCCGGTTGCTTGGTCCACCACTGCGTACTTCTTAACGGTATCGCTCATGCGAGGACTCCTTGGTTCTTGAGAGCGTTGTAGGTGCGGAAGGAGAGGTTCGTGGACCAGCCACGTTGAGCATCACGGGAGAGCTTCGGCTTCTTCAGGAGGGCCTCCCAGACCATCACGCTGAGGACTGAGGGGACCACGAGTTCAATCGAGTTTTCGAATGCGGTGCGGATGGTGGACATTAGATGACCTCCAGTTCTTCTGCGGTGTACGGGCATGCTGCTGCGTCCCCAGCGAGTTTCACGTAGAACGGGAACGGCACGTCCTCCAAAATGCGCTGCATGGTTCCAATGCGGCCATGGTCGGCACTGAAGGGATACAAAGCGGTAACGCGGACCTGAGCGCCCACCTTCAGTTCCTCCTTGGGGACCTCTGCGGGGGCCAGCGTATAACGCGCATAGGTCTTCCCGTTCGGGTCTTCCTTCATCTCCGTTTCAATACTCATGCCGCGCTTACGGAGCACTTCGATAGCCGAAGCCAACCGGAAGATGCCGAAGTTGCTCAGGGCTTCCAGTGCGGTGATGCTGCGGCCCGACTCCAGATAAGCCTGGATGTTCTGGATGCCGGTCTTCTTCTTGAACACGTTGTTGCTGACTGACTTGCTCATGTGGAACTCCTTGGATGTGTTTAGTACCTACCCGGTGTGGGGCAGGCCGCCTAGATAGGACTTAGTAGGTGAGGGAAGTGCGGACTAGCGGGAGGTCGAAGAGCCTGCGGAGCTCCTCGCTCAGCCATGCTTTAAAGCGGGTGAACATATCCAGCCTCCGAGAGGAACTGTTTGACATCGAACTGGGGGCAGGTCGTAGCGGCATTAGGGAGGTCCCTGTGGCCAACCACAATTGCCTGTGGGAACTGCGTGTGGAGGTACGTGAGGAGGGTCAAGAGGCTCTCCCGCTGGTCCTTCGTGAAGTTGTCTGCGGGGTTACCTTCCTGGTCCATACCGCCAGCCAAGCAGATGCCGATGGATTGACTATCGAAGCCCGGAGCGTGGGCCCCAGGTTGGTCCAGAGAGCGGCCCGTTTCGATTTGACCTTTGCGGTCCAGGATGAAGTGGTAGCCCACCCAGAGGCGCCCTTTGAGGCGGTGGATGCGCTCCATGAAGGCCTTGTTGACCTTCTGGCGGGGCTTGGTGTTACTCGAATGGACTACGATGTAGACCACCGAGGAGGCGGTCAGGGAGGGCATCAGAGCTTGTAGGCGATGCCAGCGTCGCCCAAGGCTTCGCAGAGGTCATCGCCCAGTTCGCGGGTGACTGCAGAGATGTACATGCGCGTGTGAAGCTCATCCGCCTCCATCACGATGCTCTTCAGCCGTTCAGCCTCTTCCAGTGTGAGGGTGATCTTCACGTTACCGTTCTGGGTGTGTTTGACTTTCATTTGGGAGGTTCCTTAAGCCAAGCCTCTGGAATCCATTTATCAGCGTATTGGAAGCCATATTTCAGGCACCAATCTGCATAACTTGTCTTCGAGGTCTTGGAGATGGTGGATTTGGAGCGGGTGAACACGAAGCGAATATCAAGCTCCGGGTGCTGCTCCTTAATGAGGAGGTGCTTACGGCGGTCCTCTGTAAGGAACCGGCCTTTACTTTCGATGATGATGCCGTTTGGGAGGCGGAAGTCCCAGGTGTATTTGTGCGGGGTTGCGGGCGTGATGTACGGAACCTTCTCCGCTTCAAACTCGAAGGGGATACCCGCTTGGGTCAACTGCTCAGCGATGGCTTCTTCCAGACCGGAGCGGAAGCCATGCTGAACTGCTGTTTTTGCTACTGTCCTACCTGCCAAGCTTAGAACTCGTCAGGCTCATCCGAAGCTGCACCACTGGTGCCTTCAGCTTCATCCGAAGCATCACCAGCCGGGAACTCATCGGCTTCATCGTAGCCATCTTCATCCGAAGAGAATCCGAACGAGGATGCGGACTTCGAGCCCTCCGAGACCAACTCAAGAATCTGCACAGCCTGGAGGCGCAGCGAGATGCCCGCTTGGCCCTGACCAGCGATGAAGTACGGGCTCACTTCGAATGAGACCTTGCCCTCAGTGCCGCCCCAGATGTTCGGGGGGTTCTTCAGTGCCACACCCTTGGCGTTGAACAGGCCCGGCTTGCGGGTCCACTTCTCGCCCTTCTTGTTCTTTCCCGATGCCTTCATCTTGAACTTGAAGATGACGTAGCCCGTGGGCTCTTCAGTCTCCTTGTCATACTCGGTCTCGTACATATCATTGAGCTGGAATCCGTTCTTCAGCTTCTTGCGGTTCGCCACCGGGAGCGCATCGAACTCCGCTTGGCCATCCTTCTCAGCCTGCTCGTAGATGGGCGTGAGCTTCTTAATGAGCGGCTCAGCTTCCTCTTCGGTCAGCTTCAGGTTGACCTTATAGACACCATCCGGCTGCGGGAAGGCTTCATTGCCGTAATCCGGCTTGGTCAGTGCGGGGAACACGAAGACGCCACGCGGGGTGGTGCCCTTGACGAGCTTGGGTTTCTTATCGGTTGCCATTTAAATACCTTGATTGGTGAGGTTGAACATGCGGTGCTCCTGGTCCACGTTGATGCCCATAACGAGCATCGACTTGAGCAATGTAGCAGGGACTTCTTGGCCAGCCTGCCAGTGAGCTTCGGCTTGGCGAATGAGGAACTGGCGGTGGGTCATGCTGCGTATGCCTCGCGGTAGGCGGCATCAAAGATGGGGCCCAGCAGTGTGTTCACCGCATGCACTACGGCATCGCTGGTCGTGAGGCTGGCGATTCGGCCAGACGATTCCATTGCAACCCCCGCAACGTGGTGCGGGCGGTTAGCCACAGCGCCCAGTGCCATCAGCTCCTCGCGGGTGTTGACCTTAATGTGGAACACGCGGGGCTCGAACTGGGGCTTCTGTGCCTCCTCCAGTTCAGCCTTAAGCTGCTCGATGGCCTGCTCGTGATTGCAGATGCCTTGCTCGTGCGCAGCAATCGCCTGCTTAATGCCTGTAATCTTCAGTTCGTTCATTTAAGTTCACCTTTAACGTAATCGCGGAGAGCCTTGGTCTCCCGTGTGAAAAACCCATCAGCATCCTTCGCAATCCGCGAGGCTTTACTGATGAGTTCGCTTGGGTCCAACTGGAGCTCCTCGCAGATGACCGTGAAGAGCACTGCTACGCCAGCCACCTGTTTGTGCTTCTCGTAGCTTTGGATGCCCGATACGGCTGCGTATGCGGACTCCACGGCGTGGAAGGAGATGATTGAGTTGAGCTTGTCGGTGTTCATCGGCTGAGTGCGTGGTTGGAGTGAAGGCCGATTGCTTCCAGCATCGCGTTGGCGAGGTCCATATCCAGACGCCCCATGTAGTTGTTGTCCAGCTCTGCAACTAAGGCACGGCTCTCGGTGTAGAACATGCGAAAAATCTCCGCCTCCTCCCGTGTCTCAACAGTGACGCTGAAGGTGAACGGTTGGAATCCCGGGTTGGTTACGAGAGTGGTCTTCATGCTTGCACCAGCCCCTTAGTGCGCAACTCGAAGTCAGCCTTCATAGCCACGAAGGTCACGAAGCCATGCTTGCGCGCGAAGCGGTTCAGCTTGCGGGTGTGCTTGCGGTCAATGCGCACGCCACCAACGGTGCTCAGGGAGCGGACTACTGCTACAGCTTTGGATTTCATGTGGGGGTCCTAGGGTGTGAATTCGGGAGAGCGGTTTGATCCTGCGAGAGGTGGGTTTTAGGCTACGAGTCCGTCATCAGGGCCGAACACGCGTACCGATTCGCTACCGTCGTACTCTTCAATCTCGAAGCGGGAGCCCTTCGGAACCCACGAAACGTGGAGGTCGCTCACGCCACCGGGATACGCACCGGGGAATTGTTCAGAAGCCACCACATGCCTGTCTTCGCCTGATTCACCCAGCACCGAGAGCGCTAGTCGAGGGCAGAAGATCATTCGGGTGTCACCGCTCCAGGTGGACCAGCCCGCGCCGAAGCTGGGGGAATAAAGGACAGCCACATGGCCGTTGCGCTCAAGTTTCTCGATGCTCATGGGTTCTCCAAAAGAAAAACCCCCAGCGATTGCTGAGGGCCGTTTGATTCTGCGAGAGGTGGGTTTTAGGCGGGGAGCCCGTTTCGAGCCCTGAACTCTGCCAACGCTGTCTTCCCCTTCCGAGGGCGCGCGGCCAGTACCAATGCCTCAATATCGGAGGCTGCAATAAACACGGTTCCATTAGACGAGGAGCCCTTGAGTTCCGTGGTCCCGCCATCGTGCTCAAGTACGCCACTGACGGAGCGCTTATAGCTGAACCGCGCCTCAGCCACCTGGACCATCTTCTTCCAGTCCGCGTAGTCCCATCCGAGGACCTTGCTCACGGAATGGATTGACACGTAGCTCACGCCGCCAATGAGGAACTGCGCGTGGGCAATGCGCTTGAACCGCTCCTCGATAGTGCTGATGAAGGACTTGGAGAAGTCAGCGAGTTGCTTCTGCGCGCCGTCCTTCTTAGCAAACCCCAGGTCCCCCATGAGGCCCGCTGTGTCCAACTTTCCCAGCAGCGATGCCAGGGCCTTCAGTTCGTCTTGAGTGATCTGCATGTGTGGCTCCTTAGATGACGCCGAGGGCATCGCAAACTTGGTCGAGAAGGGCAATCGCCATCTCACGGGTGAACGGGGTTTCTTGGTCGTCAGCCTGGAGAGCCTTGAGGGCTAGGCCAATGATCTTCACTTGGCGCTCCATCGCTGCAACGTTGGTGCTGCGGGTGGCTTCCGCGTCAGGGCTGACACCGCGCATCGGGTCGGTCTTCTCCGCGAGGTTCGTCAGGCCCTCCACATCCATCCCGAACTTCTCGGCCTGCTTCTTCAGGTACTTCTTGGCGGTCTGCTGCTCTTGCCCTTCGCCCCGTTCGGCCATCGAGGCCAGCTTGTTGACCTTCTTGGCGGTCTCGATGGTGATTCGTTGGCGGGGGGCCGGGGAGGCTGAGAGGTCCAGTTCGGGGGCCGGTGCGGGGGTGTCTTTGGGCTCCTGCGCCTTTCGGATCAGCGTGGGGTGACTAATGCCGTCTTCAGATAATCTGACAACGGAGGTAGCGAACCACATGGCATCGGCGCGGGTCGTGCGGTCCATGTCAAAGCCCATCCCCACACACCACCTACCAAACGCTTGGTTACTGCTGTTCTCCCTACGGCCAACCAACAGGGCCTCTCCGACTTCCCTCCAGAGTTGCCGTTGTTCTGCTGCGGTTGCCTTAATGCGGCCCCAAGCGCGCTGGCCACGGGTCACTACTGCGGAGGTGAGGGGAATCAAATGCGCGCTAGCGCTGCTCGGGAGGGTGTTCATCGCGTTACTCGTTAAGGTTGGTTTGAACTTGCGAGAGGTGGGTTTTAGAGGCCACCACTCTATCAGAAACACATGCGCAAGTGGAACGCATCAGGCGAAAAAATACTCCGAGTGCATCACACCCTCCAAATCCAACGTGCCACACGGGGGCAACTCAGGGAGCTCCTTAGCCAACTCTGCAGGCAACTGATTGGCCAATTGCTGCTTGAAGTCGGCCAGCACTTCCTCGCTGTACTGGTCCACGAAGGCCCTGCGGAGCAGATTGCGGAGGTCTTCAGCGGCCCCAGCGTGGCTCCCGTAGCTGTCGTGAATCATTGCGAAGTCCGTAATTCCCGCATCCAGGCAGTAGGCCACCGTGCGCATCATGTGGGCCGCATCAAGCGAGTGGATGAAGTTCGGGGAGATGCCCGCAGACTGCTTACGACCATCCAGCTTGTCCCCCTCGTTCTTCAGCATGAGGCGGATGCGCTTGCCCGCCACATCGAAGTCCAAGCTCTTGCCAATCTGCTCACGGTAGCTCTGGAGCACCAGCAGGCCACTCGGGGTGGTCCACGAGACCGGGAGGGCGTTCGATGCTGCCACGCGCGCGGCCTCCTTCAGCCAGTCCATAGCTTGGTGAGCGGCCACCACTACCTTGCCAATGGCCTGATAGTTGGTGTTGGCGAGGTACTGGCAGTCCTTCAGGTCTGCTGTTACCTCCACGCCATCAGCCTTCATCTTCTGGAAGACGCCTTCGATTTGACCGCACATGCCCCGCTTGGTGGCTCCGTAAGGCGTGGTCATGGTGTTGGGCTTCGAGAGCTTGCGGGTCATCTTGCCTGCCCACTTCTGGCCCAACTCGATGCCTTCGTCAGCGTCAGCCTGCATGAGCATGTTGGCTGCCTTGGCGACTTCACTATAGATGTCGCTCGGGACATCACTGGGGACCAGACCAACCGCAGCGCCGCCCACTTCATCCCGAAGGAGCGCAGAGAAGTTCTGCAGGCCGTTGCAGGCGCCATCCCAGGAGCACGGAAGGTGGCTGATGAAGTCCTCCTGAGCCTTACCGAGGTCCGTGTGCATCGTGAGGGCCAGCCACTCGTAGCAGAAGGCGAGGAACATATACGGGCTATCTGCATCGGCCCACCAGCGGGAACCATCGAGGGGATTGATGGCGGCCTCAAGAATCTCGTCCTGATGGTCAATGACCCACTGCACCCGCTCATCGAAGGTCACCTTGTCAATCCCGAAGGTGTTGGCACCGTGGATGGCCAGCCAGCGCGCACCATTCTCGCCCAGTGCCTTCCCCTCAGCGAACACCAAGAGGGATTTGTCACTGTCGCTACCTTGCGGGTTAAGGAAAGTGGACACGGGATATGCGCGACCACGCCAATCCAGATTGTGAACGTAGTAGAAGGCTTCGATGTTCTCGAACTTCTCCGCCATCCACAGCTTGCTGGACATCGAGGCCCGCTTGGAGGCAGCCCGAATGTTCCCCTCATACACCTGTGCTGCCTGCTTCTTCCATGCCTTGAGCTCCTCCGGGTCCGGGGTTTCGAGGTCGAAGGTCTTCGCGGGCAGGGGCATCGGGTCACGATGGGGCAGCTTACCGAGGCGCCCACCGTTATCCCAGACCTCCTTCATGACATGCAGGACAGCCTTGTTGATGGCCCAGGGGGTGTCCTGGAGGGCATTGACGGCCTTGTAGACCATCGGCATGGAGACCTGCTTCAGGTCCTCCAGGTAGTTCCGGTTGCCGGTCTTGATGAGCGGAAAGCGCATCGGCTTGGTCAGGTAGCCACCACCGAACGGGCTAGTCCAGGGACGCGGACGGACCACCATAGGCATAGCCATAGGGGACATGAGGGCACACCGAGCGTGGCCATTAGCGAGCCACTTGGCGGTCTCTTCAGTGGGCACAACGATGTGCGGGGTATCGTTGACACCACGGACGAACTTCTGGACCTCCACGAGGCCCGTAGCTTCCTGGAAGAGGGAGATGAGCTGCATCCCGAGGCGCACCTTCTCAGCCTTGCCCCACTTAATCGGGACCAGCTTGGCGTACTTCTGCTGAACGCGCAGGACGATGTGGCGATGGCGGTCATCGCGGGAGTTCTCAATCTTCTTCATGAGCTGACGATACAGGGCAGGCTCCTGCTTCTTGAGGTCGTCAAAGTTCAAACAATCCTCCAGACGATTGGCGATGTCACCAGCCACAGCGCCCACCATAGACATGCTG